GCTGGGATACCTCGTGTTCCGCGACGCGACGACACTCGGCTGGTTGCATGTCCTGCGCTACTGGCGCGGTAAGGGTGTGGCGCGCGCGCTGCTGAACTACGCTGGCGCGGTGCGCGGCTCGCTAAGCTGCGCGTTCATCTCGCCTGCGGTGGCTAAGTGGGCGGGACCAAAGGGATATGCGCTACGCTTTCGGCCGTACTTGCCAGACATCGCGGCGGCTGAGACGGCGGCGCGGATTCGGCAACTTGTGGAGGAAACATGAACTGGACGGCGTTCTTCATCGGCGGCCTGGCGTACGGGCTGATCAGCTTCGGATTGCACGTGCGTGCTCACAGGCGGAAATGCCGGTACATCAGGGAGCTACGAGCCCGCGCGGCGCGGCTGGGCATCGATTTGGACGGGCGCGACTAGACGAGAGTTAGGAAAGGCGCTTTACTAATTCCATGAACTCTGAGAGCAGCGCGGCTCAGCGTACATTTCCAGGTCGTAACGGCGGCACGCTGGTGCCGTTCGTGAAGGGCAAGAGTGGAAACCCGGGAGGGCTGTCGAAGGAGCGCCGCGAGCTCCTGGATGCGATCGAGTCGAAGTACGTGCCGCGCGTCTCCGAGGTGCTGGACCGGCTGCTCAGCATCATCGCCAACGGTGACGAGATGCCGGCCGTCGCGGCCGCTAAGCTGTTCCTCGACCACGTACGCGGCCCGGTGAAGGCTCGTGATGACGATGCCATCGCGCAGGCCGTGCAGGAGCAGCTGGTCGCGTTGATCCAAGAGGCGCGTCGGCGGCGCGCGGAGCAGGAGAAGCCTTGAACGAGAACATGCGCAGGGTCATGGAGTCCGCACAGCGAGCGCTCGGTGAGGATCGGTTCGGAATCTACATCTGCGCGTGCGGACAGAAGAACCGCGTCGACATGGTGAAGACCACGTTCGCGGCGGCCATGTGCGGACGGTGCAAGAGAGAGATTCCCAGGCCACGCGCGGAACAGGAAGCGAAGCCGTGATTCCTAAGAACTTCTGGCTCGCCACGAAGGAGCACATGGCGCACTTGTACGCAGCAGTGACGGTCGCTGCCTTCGAGAAGCGCAGCCGCGCGGCTCGCAAGGGCTGGAAGACGAGGCGGGCGAAGCCGTGATCCCGTGCGCCATTTGCGGCAAGCCAGTAGGGGCGCTGCACATCTACTGCGTGCGCTGCTTGTTCAGCGAGCTTCGTCGTCTGGACCCGGAAGGCGAGTGGGAGAAGCAGAAGGCGCTCGAGGAGAAGCTGCGCGCCGCGAAACATGGAAATGCACCGACGGGTTGACGAGCGTACCCAGCCGACGAGCTGTGACACGGGGAGCGGCGACCGCTAGGTGGCCGAGCAGAGACTGTGCCCCGTTGCTGCAATCGCTCTGATAGCCGACTGCCGGGAAAACTGATCAGGGAGTGACTCTGGTAATCAGAGACGGCCACAGGTACGTTTCGGGGCTGGTTTTGGTGCCGTACGAGCGATTACGTGTCCGCTGCACCATCGGAAGCGCATCGGGTCCCGCAGCCTCACGGCGGCGTGCTGGTCGTGCCGCCAAAGGGTGGCCGCAGTCCGAACCCGTCAGGGCTATCCAAGGAACGCCGCGAGCTCGTGGAGGCGATCGAGCGCTCCGAAGTGCCGCGCGTGATGGAGATGCTCCACGCGCTGTTCGTGCGCGGCATCGAGGGCGACGACATCGCGGCGAAGCTCTGGCTCGATCAGGTGCGCGGCCCCGTGAAGGCGCGCGACGACGACGCGATAGCGCGAGCAGCAGAGGAGAAACTGCTTGAAATGCTTCAGGAAGCGAGGAGACGTAGGGCGCTAGAGACAGGTCGGCAAAGCCCTTGACGCATGACGGCCATCGAGCTGTTCGACATCGACTCGGCGATCGATGAACTAATCGATCTGCTGCCGCCAGATCAACAACCGGCGGCATGGTCGATCGAGTCTTTCGCCGGAGAGCACCGGCACCAACTGGCTGCCATGGTGGACCGCTCGAACTGGATCCACCTGATGTGCGCCCGGCAGTCGGGCAAGACGTGGGCGGACCTCGGCATCCTGCTGGACAACGCGCAGGCGAACGGCAACAGCCTGGGCATCTTCCTGGGGCTCAAGGGAACCGCGGTCAAGCTCGCGGTGTGGGTGATCTGGAAGCGGCTTCTGGACAGCTACGCTATCGAGCGAACGGACAATGAGACGTCGATGCTATCGACGTTCCCGAACGGCGCGCGCGTCGTCTTCGGCGGCACGGACGACCTGTCGAACGTAAAGAAGTTCCTGGGCAACCGGCTCGACAACTCGGTGTTCATCATCGACGAGAGCCAGGACCAGCCCGATGCGGTGCTGCGCTACATCCTCCAGGCACTGCTGCCGCCGATGTGTACGCCGACAACGCGCGTGATCGTCTCGGGCGTGCTGCCTGACGTGCCGGCCGGCTACTTCTACGAGCTCGCCGCCGAGAGGCCGCTGGCCGAGGCGCCCGAGCTCCAGAAGTCCAAGGGGTTCAGTCACCACGTGTGGGGACGCGCCGACAACGTCCACACGCCCGAGGCAATGGCGCAGCTGCGCGTGTACATGGCCGAGCACGGCCTGGACGAAAACGACCCGCAGATTCAACGCGACTGGTTCATGCGGCGCGCGTGGGTGAAGGGCGCGACCGCCTACGGCTACGAGCTCGCCCGCAACGGGTACAACCCGCAAGAGCCGGCGTGGTTCGAGGCGGCGCTGGTCGAGATCGTCGCCGCCATCCTGAAGCGCTACCCGGACCGCGACGACCTCGTGCGCCTGTACTCGCGGACCGCGCAGCCACCGGGCTCCGACTGCCGCTTCGGCATCATGGCGGCTGTCCCCCGACCAGGGATCGAGTACATCTCGTGCGCCATCGACCAGGGGCGTGGCGACCGGTTCTCGATCGAGGTCAACGGGTGGGGCCGCACCGTGCCGAAGGGCCAGCACCTGTTCGAGTTCGCGACGCCGCGCAACACGGCGCTGACTCTCGGCCAGGCCGTGCCGGTCATGCGCATCGTCCAGCGCCACTATGGCCCGGGCTGGTGGTTCATGGACGGCGTCCAGAACGAGATCGACACGTTCGCCATGGACCACGGCATCACCGCCATCAAGGCGCCGAACAAGCAGGACGCGCCTGGCCAGATCAAGCGTTCCAAGGACTTCCTGCAGCGCGGGATGCTGGAGGTGATGATCGGGTCAGCGCTCGAGCAGGACCTACAGAAGGCCAAGCGCGACACGGACGCGCAGGCCAGGAGGCCTGGTGCATGGTCGTGGGCCAGCGCGTGGCACCCCGACCCCTCGGAGGCCTGGCGCTACTCCCTGGGCCCCTACTTCGACGCCTATGAGGCGCCCGACAAGCGCACCCAGGCCGAGCGCGAGCTGGCCGCCATCGCCGCCGAGGACATGGCCGAGGTCATGGGTGATGGCGAGGGGCGCCCCGACGCGCTCTCGGTCGCCGTCGGCTGGCACTGACGGTTTCGGTGCCGGTCGCCCCTCGGGTGAATGCCCCGAATCGGCCTGAAAGCGCTTCTCGCGACCCTGAAAGACGCCGGAGTCCGCCGCTACGTGAACGAAGACGGGCGGACCGAGGTGGAGTTCTTCGCCGCCGGCGCGCAACCCGGCGTCGATGTCGAGGACGCGCTTGACCCGGAGACCCGGCGCGACATGCGACCGCCGGAGCCGCCGAAGGACCCACTACGCGCGGCGCTGAGCGATGAACCGTTCCCCCTCGGCGAAGAGTCCGAGGTCGAGGCGAACTGATGGGCAAGCAGGCCCGGATTCGTCGGTCCCGGAAGTCGAAGTGGAAGATCGCCACGAACCAAATGCTGGCCTCGTGCGCTGATCCGATGTGCGGGGCGTGCCGTGGGCGCGGCGCGCTATACGACCCCACGCGGGTGTGCGGCTGCGCCGTTGACGGATTCCGAGAGCGCTACGCCGGCCGGCTGCGGAGCAGGGGTTGGGGTCTTGAGGTGCTGGTGGATCGCGGGCCATGACGCACATCGAGAAGTCCACCGGACCTGAATATGCGGTCGTCGTCATGCACTGCGGACTCGTGGTCCTGGTTCATGACGACGGGAGCACTAACCCGCCAGGCGCGGACTGGGTTTTGAAGCCGGGCGAGACGGCGACATGCCGAGCGTGCCGGTTGTTGGCCGGGCCCGGCGCCGAACAGGTGGCCACGCGGTCTTGCCTTCTGGAGCGGACCGCATGACGCCGCAGAACCCGAATCTTCCCGCCGCGGCCTGGTTCGATCCGACGAAGCAAGACGAGGACTGCGCGCGTGCGATGTACGGGCAGGCCGGCGCGCTCGAGATGATCAACCGGCAGCGGCGGTACCGCCAGGCGCTGCTCTACCGGCTCGTGACCGGTGACGAGGCGCCGGCGCTGTTCTCGTACTGGATGTCCTCGCGGCCCGCGAACGCGGTCACGGGGCTCGGACTGGGCAACTACCAGGAGCCGGCCATCAACGTCGTGGCGAGCGCCCTGGAGGTCTTCGAGAACAGGATCGGCACCCTGCGCCCGTTCGTGCAGGTGCTGCCGAAGGGCGGCGACATCGATACGCGTCTGGCGTGCGAGCAGGCCGAGCACTTCGTTGATGCGCTGTTCGACGAGTGCCGCCTCTACGACACCACGGGCCTGACCTTCCGCGACGGCGGTACGTGGGGAACGGGGTGGATCAAGGTGCAGCCGTCGTTCGACCGGAAGTGCCTCGAGATCGGCCGCACGCTGGACGACGAGATTCTGTACGACGAGTCCGAGACGCTGACCGGCGCGCCCGGATCACTGATCCAGCGGCGTTACATGATGCGCGACGACGCCATGGCGTACGCGGACATCGCGCCATCGAAAGAGCGCGACAAGATCGCGGCGGCCGTTCGCTCGGCGCCGTCGGCTTTCGGAGCGGCCTTCTGGGGCTCAGCGGCGCCCATCCAACAGATCGCTCTGCTCGAAGGCTGGAAGCGCCCCGGCGCGGACGGCAAGCCCGGCCGGCGATGCCTGGCGCTCCCGAACTACCTGCTCGATGACGACGAATGGACCCGCGATCACTTCCCCTTCGCGCGCTTCCTCTGGACGCGCCGAAGCCTTGGCTGGCGCGGCGGGAGCGCGGCCCACGCGATGCTGCCGTACCAGATCAAGATCAACAAATGGGAGGAGCGCATCGACGCCAACGGCGACCGGATGGCTTTCTCCGGCTGGGTCGTTGACCAGAACACCCAGATCAAGGCCGAGGCTCTGGGCGGGCGTCCGGGGCGCATCATCCGCAAGGTCGGCGGCGGGCAAGTCGAGCCCATCACGGTCACGTCAAACGCGCCCGACGCCTACCAGGAGCTCGAGCGCTGGATCAATCGCGCGTTTCAGCGCGTGGGCCTGTCCCAACAGCAGACCGCCGGCCTGAAGCAGCCCGGGATCACTTCGGGCGCCGCGCTGCGTACGATGGTTCAGATCGAGGACGCCAGGAACCAGGCGCTTCAGATCGCGCTCGAGCAGCTGGTGAAGGACGTGGCCGAGCTCGCCGTCGAGGCCGCCGAAGACATCAACCTCAGCGTCAACGTGCCGGGCGTGCGCGGTGGGCGCATCTCGTGGGGCGACCTGAAGCTGGCGAAGGACCAGCGCAAGGTGTCGGTGTTCCCGGTCTCGTCGCTCCCGAACGACCCCGCCGGCCGGCAGCAGCAGATCGCCGAGTGGTACGCCGACGGCGTCATCGACAAGCGCATCCGCTTCAAGCTCCAGCAGATGCCCGACCTCAAGGCGTACGCCATGCTGGCGACGGCCGAAGACGACCTGATCGAGACGACGCTGAACGAGATCGTCAAGACGGGGAAGTTCTGCCCGCCCGAGCCGTACAACGATCTCCCGCGCGCCCTGGCGACCGCCCGCGACCGCTGGGCGCTTGAGAAGCGCCTTAAGACGGACCGCAAGGTCTTGCGCCAGCTCGTGGCGTTCATGGCGGCCGTGTCGACGCAGATCGAAAGCGGCCAGCAGTTCCTGGCGCCGCCGTCACCGACCGCTTCCCCTGCCGGCGCGCCAGCCGCGCCCCCCGTCCAAGCAACCCCAAGCACCGCGCCGCCGATGGCGGCCTGACCAGGAGACGTCATGGCCCGACCCAAGACCGAATCGACCGCCGCCGAAGCGCCCGCCGCCGATGACAGGAGCGCCAAGATCGAAAGCCTGCGCGCGCGAGCCGAAGCGCTCGTGTGGGACCCGGACGAACTGCGCGCCTTCCTGCGCGATCTGGTCGACGCCATCCCGTCGTGATCGGCCACGCGGCCCTAGGTGTCGCCGTCGGGCTGGCGATGGCCGGTGCCGTGCGGCTGGCCGTCGTCAGGTTCGCGTGGGCGCGCGCCCTGCGAAATGAGGCCTACGGCCTGCGCATACCGCTGGTGCTGGCGCTGGCGGCCGCCGTGGGCGAGGAGATAGTGTTTCGTGGTCTGCTGCTGCCAGCGGACGGCCTGATCGTCTCCAGCGCGGCATTTGCGCTCTGCCACGTGGGCCCGCGCTCACGGCATCTGGCATGGGGCGCGTTCGCGTTTCTATGCGGCCTGGCGCTGGGCGGCATCATGCTGCTGACCGGCGATCTGGCCGCCGCAGTCGCAGCCCACCTTGCCGCCAACCTCGCGGTCAGTTTCGGTGCCGCGCGCGCCCGTGTGAATGGCCACGGAAGCGAGCGAAGGACAGGAAGGGACGGAAACGGGCACCGAGGCGCCCCCGGCGTCGCTGGAGTCGCGCAAGGCCGAGATTCTGGCGCGTGCGCGCGCCGGTGATCCGAGCCGCACAGAGCAGGGAGAGCCGGGCTCGAGCGGGGCCCATAACCCCGCGCCGGCCGGTTCGACTCCGGCCCCTGCGACCGATGACGCCGCGCCGACCACTTCCGCGCCGGACGACGCGACGAGCGAGATCGCCGCGCTGAAGGCGCAGATCGCCGAGCTGTCCGCGAAGCTCACCGCCCCGCCGAAGACCGAGGCCGCGCCGGTCGCGGCCGAGGACAAGTACGCGGCCCTGGTCGAGCGCATGAAGGCCGACCCGGGGACGTTCTTTGACGAGTTTCCCGACGTCGACATCGAGAAGCTTTCGGCGGCCTACCTCCGGCGCGCTGACAACCCGGCGCACAAGGAGCTGACCGACCACGATCGCAAGATCGCCGAGCTCCAGAAGCGCCTGGACGACCGCGAGAAGGCCGACCAGGAGCGCGCCGCCAAGACGCAGGCCGAGGCCGCCGAGCAGGCGGGCCGCGC